CCAAAATCTCCGTATCAAAGCTATTCTTTAGATCCAAACCAAGCTGGCAGTGTTCCAACTAGTGCCCCATCTTCCGCTGCTGCTACAGGCGGTGTGGCGGACATAGATACTAGAAGGTTTGGGGAAAGTATTCGTGATGCGTTTACTCCCGGAGACGACAAAGGGATTTTATCTAGTTTGAAACAAGCTTTTTTACCGCAACAGCCTTCTTGGAGAGACCTTGCTAAAGCAAGGTATCCGGGAGTTGATCCTAATACGCTCAGTTATAGCGTAAGAATGGGTTTGTTTGACGAAGCTAAAAGCATGGCTCCTAACATGATTCGTCGGTATGCCCCTCTTTTGGGTGCTGGAATGGTTATTGGAAAAATTAACGAACCAGATGAAATTGAAGTAGACATGTCCGGCGGGCCATTTGGTCAAACTGGATTTGATTTAATGAGAGATAACCCGGGAAAGTACACCGTTAATTTTAATTTGCCTACTTACGACAGAGCCATGGGCGGCAGTATAGACTCCATGGATTTTCCTCCAAGAATAGGGGCTATTTATGGTCCCGGGACAGAGACCTCGGACGACGTGCCAGCCATGCTTTCCGATGGCGAGTTTGTAATGACGGCTGAAGCTGTACGAGGTGCAGGAAATGGAAGCCGTCAAGATGGAATGAACACCATGTATAACCTGATGCGAAATTTTGAGAGGGTTGCGTAATGACGGAAACTACAACCACTAGTCAGATAGTCCGTGAAGCTCCTGAAATAGAAGCGTATAAGACCGGGGTATACCAGTCTGGTTTGGATTATGTGAAAGCCCTTCAGGGATTGAACCCTGACGGTACTCCAATGCTAAAAGCGGATGGTACGCCGGTAGGTCCGACAAGTCTCCCTACTCGCGGTATTGCGGGTCTTTCTAGTGAAACACTATCCGCTGGAG